TAACCTTTTTGAATTAAATATAAAATCCCATAAAATCCCATAAAATCCCATAAAATCCCATAAAATCCCACCAATTAAATAAACTATTCATAATAATTTATTTAATTATATATATATAAATGAACATTATCAGAACAGGAGTGATTTTTATTATATTAACAACATTAGGCATTCTTTTTGATAGATATAAGAAAAAATATTGGGGTGATGAAGAATTAGATAAATATAGTTTAGTAAGAAAGTATTTATTAAATGAAGGTGATGGATTTGGTGGAAAACCAATATTATGGGTTCATAATACTTATAATATTAATGCTAGAAATTGGGAAAGTTATTATTCTAGAAATACAAAAAATTTAAATCAACCATATATTTATTTATGTATTGAGTCAATCATAAAATACTGTGGTAAAAGTTTTAATATTTGTATTATTGATGATAATAGTTTTGATAAACTATTAAAAAATTGGACAATAAACCTCAATGAATTATCAAGTCCTGTACGAGATAATGTAAGGAAATTAGCATTTGGTCAATTACTTCATGAGTATGGAGGTATGCTAATACCAAATACGACAGTTGTTATGAAAGATTTAATAGATATTTATAAGGCAAAACTCAAAACAAGTGATATGTTTGTTGGTGAATTTGTAAATAGGAATCTTACTAGTACATACAGTAGATTTTTCCCAACACATAAGTTTATGGGTTGTCGAAAAAACAGTAAATCGATGGTAGAGTATATTAAACATGTTGAAATAGTAACTTCTCGTGATCATAGTAGTGCTACTCAAATAGAAGGTGAGTTAGATAAATTTTTATTAAGTTTAGTAAAACAACAAAAATGCAATTTGGTATGTGGTAAATCATTGGGAGTTAAAGATAAGGAAGATAAGGTAATTCTTGTAGACCATTGGTTACAAGAAACACCGGTAAAAGTATGTTTATGCTCGTTACACTGTATTTGTTTACCTTCTGTAGAAATATTAAAACGATCTAAGTACGGATGGTTTACCAGATTAAATAAACAACAAATTTTAGAATCAAATACAGATATTTCTAAATATATCCTTATTTCTCTGGGAAAATAATATAAACTATCTCATATTTTGATTTAGAATATTTAATTCTCGATGTATAAGGAATATGTAGATATTTACAGAGTTGTCGAATAATTGTTGCAATGTTTTTGTATAAAAATTCGCGTTCTAAATAAAAATGTTTAGATGGAAAATAATAGTTTTTTAGATCTTCACAAAATGGTGTAACTGCATTATCTAATTTAGCACGTTTTAATGAAGCCTTGTTAAAAATTAAATTTTTTTTTTCCAAATTACAATATTTATTTAAAAACTCATAAAATGTTTCTTTTTTATATTTATTTTGGAGTAATTGACTCATGTATATATATATATGTTTGTATAAAAATATAATAATGTAATCACTCTAGATTAAATAAATCATTTGTAAAAAATATAAGTTCTATGTCGTTTTCATGTAATGTGTAAAATAAAGATATATATTTTAAAATAATTTTTATTATTTTATACTTTAGTTCTTCATTGATATCTTTACTAAGTTTAATAAAGTTAAAATATGTATCAAAAATATCAATAACAGAGTATCCTTTTTTATAAATATCTAAAATAGTAGTTGACGCGCTTTCTAGATTTTTTTCAACAAACCAACTATTTGTATATTTTTTAAATTCATAAAAACTAATATTTGTACAAATATTAGTTGCTTTTTCTAAGTTTATAACTTCATTTATTAATTTAAATTTTTCTAAATAATTAATCAATAAACGAATTGAATTATTACATATTAGTAAAACAAATTCTTCTGCTTCATCATCAATAATTATATTTTCTTTTTTCTTAATTTTTTTTAATATATGCTTTAAAATATTTTTTTGAATAGGTTTTATTTTAATAATAGCACATCGTGATTGAATACTATCAATTACTTTTTGTGTATTTGTACATGAGCATAAAAAATGAACATTATGATTATACTTATCAATACAATTTCTAAAAACCTGTTGACTTTGTTCATTAATAAGGTCTATATCATCGATAACGATGAATTTTTTTTTTCCACTAATACAAGATGTAGTTTGACAAAATGTTTTTACTTCAGTTCTGTAGTATTGGATACCTTGTTCTTTTAAATTATTTATAAGCATTATGTTTTGATGTGGTATTTTTTCTAATTGATAATATTCGCGTATGCTGGCATAAATAAGAGATGTTTTACCACAACCTGAGTCCCCAACTAGTAGAATATTAAGATTATCTATTTTTTTCATAGTATTTAAAAGTTCAATATATTCTTTATCAATAGTAAAATCTTTATACAATTTTGGTTGATATTTTTTTAAATATGGGGTATTCATGATATATTTAATAAAATGTAATTTTTAAGTAATAACGTAATAAATTAGTTTAAGATATACTAAATATATATAATTATAATGGATTATTACAATGTGTTGGGAGTAAATAAAAATGCATCTCAAGATGATATTAGAAAAAGTTATAGAAAATTGTCTTTGAAGCACCATCCAGATAGGAGAGGAGGTGATTCAGAAATGTTTAAAAAAATAAATGCAGCATATGAAGTGTTAAGTGATCCGCAAAAAAAGAAACATTTTGATATGACAGGTGGTAATTCTTTTATGAGAGGAGGAAGAGGTGGTATGCCTCCAGATATGGACAACTTATTTTCTAGTCTATTTAGCGGAGGATTTCCCGGAATGCATATGCATCCCGGTATGGGAGGCATGCCTTCCGGTATGGGAGGCATGCCTTCCGGCATGCCTAATGTTAGAATTTTTAGAAATGGTCAACCAGTTTTTAGTGGGCCTCAAAAACCTCCTGTTATATCTAAACAAATAACGATTAGTTTAAAAGATGCATATCATGGTGTAAATTATCCATTGGAAATAGAACGATGGATTATGTCAAATAATACCAAAACCATTGAGAAAGAAAAGATATATGTTGAAGTTCCAAAGGGTATTGATTCCGGAGAGATAATTAAAATAGTAAATAAAGGTAATGTTATGAGTGATACAAATAAAGGAGATATTAAAGTGCATGTAAATGTATGCAGTGACAGTGTTTTTAACCGTAATGGTTTAAATCTTTACTTTGATAAAAATATTTCTTTAAAGGAATCGTTAATAGGATTTAAATTTGAGTTTAAATTTTTAAATGATAAAACCTATGCAATTAATAATGAAGATAAAAATATTATAAAACCTAATTATCAAAAAGAGATTAAGGGTATGGGTATGGAGAGAAATGGTCGCAAAGGAAGTTTAGTTATAAGATTTAATGTGGTTTTTCCGGATAAGTTAACAGATGATCAAATTAATGGATTAAAGGAGTTATTGTAAATATAAAATTGAATAAATAGAAATATAATGTATACATAATTATAAAACAATTTTATAATTATGATCATAGAACAATTTAAAAGTTATGAGTTACTATTAGGTAAAAATAAGAAAGAAAATGATAAATTAATAACAGAATGCTCTGATAATGATTATTGGGTCCATATTTCAGAATATCCAAGTGGTCATTGTATTATAGTAAATAAAAAGGATGAAAAAATACCAAGAAATATTTTAAAACGTGCGTGTTGTTTAGTAAAACAACACTCAAAATATAGTTCATGTAAAAATATAGAATTTGATATTACTCAAATTAAATACATAGAAAAAACAAACATATTGGGGGAAGTTTTAGTAAATAAGATTCTTAAACAAATCATAATTTAAGATATAGTATCTATATATTACAGATATAGAGTTTTTTATTTACATAAATAATGTATCCATACATTATTTATTTAATATTCATTTAACTTGAAATACGTTTAGTGGGAATGTCGGCCGAAACAAGATATATCGAATTTTCTGTGATAATAATATATTCAGTTTCAACCTTGTAAATTTTAGAAACAGGACTTGTATATTCTTCTTCTGATTTAACTAAAAGTTTTTCACCGTTTTCACGAACGCCAATTAAAACATCTTTATCACAACTAGATGTCCAATAATCAAACATAATTGGCTTATCCTCTACAATTCCGAGTTTAGCACAATGTTGCAATGTTGTACTTGTTGGTAGTCTATAATTTGTTGATTGTTCTACTGATGAGGTTTCAGTCATGTTATATGGTAAATTTTGTTTAAATCTTTAAATACTTATTTAACAAATAAGTTAATACAAAACCAAAATTAGTTCTAAAATAAATTTATTTTTCGGCAGATAAATATATGGATGAATTTAATTTATTAGTAGATCACAATTATAGAAATATTTTGATTAATGATGAAGAAGAAATAGTATTAAACTATTTTAATATTGTTAAAGAATATCTTTTTCATGCAGGAGAAAATATTATAGTTCCAGATTATACTTATTATATTTTTATCATTAAAAGAGGTCTGGATTGTTTAAAACATATATTTAATATTCTTTTATTATATACTAATAATCTTGATTTAGTAATACATCATTGTAAGAAGTCGTATCTTTATTATATAGAATTTATAAGTCAGATAGGTAATGATAATCATTCATATCTGCAACTTAATTCAAAGGATGCCGCACTATTTGTATATAAAAAAACAATATTTAATATTAATACTGAAATAAGAAGTAATTTTAATTTGGGGAATGTAAATAAAAAAAAACTGGAATATTTAAGTAATTTTTCTGAAATTATGAATGAGATTGTAATTACAGTATATGATAATGATAATATAAAAGGAGACCAAAAAATGAGTTATATTATGTATATAATTAATATGAGTTCAAAAGTTAAAGATAAAATAGTTAAATCAAAAAAATCAATTGATGATAAAATTAAATGTTGTAAAATAATTAATTATTTTCTAAAATCAATTAAATTAAAAAATATAAATGATGAATGTAAATATTTAAATATTTCCAATATTTTTTCAAAGAAAATTTTAAATCAAAAAAAGTTAATAACGAAGGAACAAATAGAATTAAAATTAATAGATAAAGAATTTGATACAATATTTAATTCAGTCACACCATTAAAATTTATTAATTGGTTCTTAAATAGATAATTTAATTATTTTTTTACGTAATTTTTTGTTAGGAGTTTTCTTTTTTGTTTCATTTATATTAATAAATATTTCATTAAACTCTTTTTTTAAAACTTGTTTGATAAATTTATAAACAATATTTAACATTATCTTATTGCAATTTCCTACTATTAAAACACTTCCCGTTCTAAAAATCATAAACGATACTTTCCTCCAATCTTCTCTATCATCTTCTAAATGTACACCATTATGCACTTCATTATTTGAATTATAATAAAATAAACTTTGTATTCCAGGATAAGAACATGGATCATATGAAGACTGAATATTATATGTGTATTTTAATTTCTGAAAAAGTTTAAATCTATCTAAAAAGTACCCACATGCAAAATTTGAATTAATTAAAACAGTATTAATATCTTTTTCATTGTAACTTATTTTATCTTCAACAAATGGCTGGAGAATATTAATTAAATTATTTAATGTTATAGTTAATAGTTCATCATATTGGATCCCTGGTATTTCTAATTTACCAGTATTAAATATTTTTACATGAACTTCTCTAAATTTATTATTATATTTTATTCGAAGTATTAAAGCAAAACAATTATAAAACGCCCCCCTTTTCTTTTTCCTATAACTAATTATATCTTTTTCACATAACCCAATATCTATTTTATTTACTTTTTTAAATTTATTTTTGTTATTAATGGATGATAATTCAGTAATAAATATATTTTTTTGAGTAGAAATTTTATCTAATAATTTATTATTTTCTTTTTCAGAATTACAATTTATTTTTATGCTTTTCTTTATGATGCCATTTTTAGGAGAAAAATAATCAATAACGGGTAAAAGCCAAAATAGTTTATTTAAGTCTATTTTTTGATTTAAATATGCTATTTTTGTCTGAGTGGAAATATAAATTTCAGTGCATTTTGGTTGATTTTGTAAAGTTTTTTTTTCATTTTTAAAACTTTTAGTAGAAATACTATTTGAGCGTGAAGTTTGAGTATCTTTAAACTGTAACCATTCGTTCTCTATCGACATAATATTAAAATGGACTTAAATATTCTTTAAGTATATTTTCAATTTTATTTTTTTTCTTTTCTTTTAGATAATATATATAAGATTATATGCAGTCTTATCTAGTGGAAAGAAAAGAAGAATATCAGACTAAAAAAACTAACAATAAGATAGTTAATACACTTATTCAAGAATATTGTTTAAAGAGGGGACAATTTAATCCCAAAAAACCATCTCCCAATCGTTTCTGTAATAAATTAGAATTTAGAATGAAATCATATTATAATACTTTATATACTTTATCTAGTTCACCTCCAAAATAATTAAATAAATAATTTTCATTAATACCTTGATTATGAATTATAAATTTAAATGCTAAAATGGTATCATGTGATAATGATTTTATGTTTGTTTTAAGTAAAAAACTAATATAATGAATTATAAATTCTCTTTTCCTGATATTTTGCCGCTCGCATATTTGATTCAAAAATTTTAAAATATTCTTTTTTTTTGATAATTTATTATTACAATTTTCAAAAAAAGTATGAGATAGAATTTTTAAATTCTTATCTATATTTTGATAATTAGATTGTAGAAAATTTATCATACTTCTAATATCAGAATTGAATTTATTTTGAATAAATTCTAACTGCTTTTGACTTATGTTTAATTTCTCTTTTTTTACAATATTTTTTAAAAAATGATTAATTTCTCGTTTAGGTAACTGAGAAAATCTCAGACGAATAAATTCATTTTGAAGAGAATAATCCAAACGACTTATGTAGTTACAAATTAAACAAAATCTAATATTTTTGTTATATTGTTGAATTAAGTATTTTAATGCTTGTTGTGCATTTTTTGTCATATAATCAACTTCATCGAGTATTATAAATTTGACACCGTGAGTAAATAATGTTTTTGTATTTACAAAACTATTAATTTGATTTCTTATTACATCAATGCCTCTTTCGTCACTAGCATTTAAATGGATCATTAATCCCTTATTTCGTTGATTATATTTTTCTTGATATTTATTTATTAAATTTATGATTGTTGTTGTTTTTCCTGTTCCTGGGGGACCATAAAATATCAAATTAGGAATATTATTTTGTTTAATTATATTTTCAAAAATTTGTCTATTCATTGGGTCTAAAACAATATTATCGAAACTTTGCGGTCTATATTTTTCTATCCAAGGACTACTCATTGTATGAACAACTTCTCTAATTTTAAAATACTTTTTTCTTAATAATATATAATGTCAAAGCAAAAAAAAGGTAAAAGAAGAGAACAATATAATTTAAGTAAACAAAGATTATATGAAGCGACAGGTAAAACAGCATATCTTACTATAGGAAGATGGCAGCCTCCTCACAAGGGGCATGGTGTATTAATAAGGAAAACGTTAGATTTAGCAAATATGAATAATGGACATGCGTATGCATATATATATTCAAAACCACCATCTAGAGAAGATAAATGGTTGAAAAATTTATCAAAAAGAGACCTTAATAAAGAAGTTATTAATTTTAAAGTAAAAAATCCCTTAAATATTGGAGATAGACTGTATTATTTACAAAAAATGTTTCCTCAGAGAGAGGGTTTCTCTCCGGATATGTTTGATTTTTTATTGGGAGAACGACAAAATTTTGTAAGACATACTCCTTCGCATAAAGATTCTCGTGGAACATTGGTTTCTCCCAACAGACATGGTACGATGTCATTGGATTTGGTTGAATATTTAAAAAAAAGAAAATATGCAGAAGTAAAAATAGTTGTAGGAAGTGATAGAATTAAGGCATTTAAAAAATATAATCCAAATATTGATATTATACAAGCAGGAACAAAAAGAAACGAAGTTGGCGAGCAAAAGTTGGATTACTCAAGTGATGATTCAGATGATGATGCGGTGGGAATTATATCTTATAAACTTATTAAAAAAAATAAATTTAATGCCTCAATATTAAGACGTTTAGAAAGAACATTGAGCGATGAAGAATTATTTGACCCTCAACCTAGAGAGGCAGTTGAAATATCAGGAACTAGAATGAGAGAGTATGCACGAACCTCAAACACGAGAAAATTTGTAGAGGGATGTGCTATTGGAGATATGACGTATAATGACTGTTTGGAAATGATGCAAGATGTTAGAGAAGGTATGGATCTTGAACTAAAACTTTCTCCTAGGAAAAAACACCATATTGAAATCGAACCTCATGACCATAATAGAGGGGTAATAACAAAAAGTTCTGGAGCAGATAAAGATACTGATTTTTTTAGAGATAGAGAAAAATTCATTATCCGAGGAGGACAGTCAAAGACAAGAAAAAGATCGCAAAAACAAAAAAGAAAATTAAATAAAAAATCCCGCCGCCGAGGAAAAACGAAAAGTAGTATAAGAAGAATTATAAAATTTAACAAAAGAACCCGTCGAAGAAGAAAACCCCGTAAAAATAGAAAATACCAATAAATACTTATCTGTAATATTTATAGATAAGTATAGAATTATATTAGATAAACTATATTAGATAAACTATATTAGATAAACTATATTAGATAAATTGAATAAGAGTTTAAATAAAAATGTTTACTTTATTAAAATGGAACGAGGCTACCTCAAAATTATTCTAGGCTCAATGTTTGCTGGTAAAACGACAGAACTTATTAAAGAGTATAATCGTCATACTGCATGTCAGTTGAAGTGTTGTTTTATTAATCATAGTTATGATGACAGATATGATTCTGGAACTAAAAAGACAAAAACGCATAATAATAATGAAATTTTGAATGATTTTAGTGTAACACATTTGGCAGAAATATTTGATGAATCAAAATTATCAGTAAAAGAAACATTATATCAGAAAAAATATGATGTTTATTTTATAAATGAGG